AACCATCTTCCATCCATTTTTCATATGGTAATCAACATCTGTCTCAGGAATACGAGACATAAGTTGACCTGATGGTGTCTTCATCTTTACAAGTTTCATCATGTAACTCCTCTTTTGAATATGTAATTGACTTCTACTGTCACCTTAAAGTTCCCATAAGGATGTTCAAGGTTTTCACCCATTGTAACTTCCTTAACTTGAGTGTCTTTCGCTTTGCCACCTCTAGTTCTGTCAGCATCAAGTATTTCTTCTATTGCTTCAATCAAATCATTAATTGAAGTGTCTAATGCTTTGTCATTTGCTTTAACGAAACACGTTATTTCAACTGACATTACACCCTCTCTCAAAATACTACTACCACCCATTGTTAAGTCGGTTCTGCTTTCATTTCCAGCAGTGACAATAACATGTGGGAAGTGTGTTCTTGCTAACTTGTAGAACTCTGTTTCATCCCGAAACATTGGCTCACGTGTAACTGAACCCATCTTGACCGTATTGATGTTTTGCAACTTCAACACAATGTCTTTAGTGATGTCTTCACGTACACTCATCTTGTTAACCTGTCCATTCTAGTAAAAGTCTTTTCAGAATCTTCATAAGAAGCGTCTCCATCAGAATCATAGTCCACTCCGGTTCTTAACTCACGTGTGTAAGTTTCCTCGTAGCGGTCTCTGTAAAATGCAGCCATGCCCATAAAGATGTCGTCTGGTCTAAAAGAACTTAAACGTGGAAGAATGAAATATGCTAGAGCCACGTAAACTGTTACCTCTGTCCATTGTGCGTCACGTAGTTTAGTGTCATCAAAATCGTTAGGATGATTAGTCCACCATTCTGATTTCAAACGTTTATTAACTGTGTCTGTTGCACGTGTTAATTCGTTTGTAAACGATGCAACACCATGTTCAAAGATGTCAGGCACATACTGTGTTATGTCTGAATCTGTTGCGTAGTTTGCCATTTTCTTCTCCTTGTTTAAGAATGAGAGAGAGTTAAACTCCCTCTCATTAGATTAGATTTACACTGCTGAGATGACTTTACATGCACGTGTGGCATCAACCATAGCCGCTTTAGCGTGTAGTGATGCTACGATGTCATTACCAACACCAGCCGCATTACGGGCAATTTCAACATCCAAGTTTTTGAACATTGCAATACCGAATGCATTTTCAGCCCATACACAACCTGTGTAGTCTGTTGAGTCGTCAGTAACAGAAGCAGATTGTAGGATGTTCATGCCGAATAAACGACCGACCATACCGTCACGCATTGCTTCATTCATTGCTTCAGAACCTGCGAAGTCTGCACCTGCTAAGTCTTGTAGAATGTCTTCTACTTGACTTGGGTGTAGTACTGCCCACAACTGACCAGCAAATTTGTTAGCACGTACTTTTTGTGCCGCTGTTGCTAGTTTGTCAATTGTTAGTGCTGTGCCTGTTGAACCTGCAGTTGAACCTGCTGATGTGAATAGACCTGCTACGTCTGAGTCAAATTTCTCTGACACTGCACGACCAAGAACTGTACCTACAGATGAGAAGTCACCTGAAGAAAGGTCTTTTACTAATGCACGTGCGGCATATGTTTGTGCTACAACGTTAACCGCTGAGTTAGACACGTTGATTAGGTCTAGTTCAGAGATTGGAGCACCGTCGTCATATGTTTCAGTTGAAACAGATGATGTTGCTACAGCGGCAAATTTTGGGATTTGTGCTGTGATTTGATTACCAGAAACTTCATGTACATTCATAATTTGACCTGGTAAGTAGATTGATGATTCGTAACCGGCAAAGATTGCGTCCTGACGAGCGTTAGTCAACAAGCCAGTTAAATCATTAGCAGTAGTTACATTTGTATTTGTAGTGTTTGCCATTTTAATTTTCCTTTAATTATTAGCGTTTTCTAAGTGATGCTTTGTATTCAGCATACTTAGCCCTATGAGCAGGATTAGTCATGTCTAATTTAGAAATGTCTAATTCATTTGTTGATGTTTCACCTACTGCTCCTTGAGAACCCGAACCGCTCGGACCTGCTCGTAAGAAGTGTGGTGACGCATCCAAAAACGAGTTAACTAATGATTCTACAGATGTTGGTGATGCTGAATCTGTGTCATACATTACCTCACCCTTGTCATTAAGAACATGTACATCGCCGTCATCTGTTAATGTTACTCTATTTCTAAGTAGTGTTGCTACTTGTTCTGGGTTAACAGCATTTCTGCTACCAGCCGCTTTTAATAGTGCACCATCAACTTGTACAGAATGTAGTTTAGATTTAACGCCTTCAAGTCTGCTGTCAAATTCTTGCTTCTGTTGTTGCAAGATTTGTTCAAACTCTCCACGTTTCTTCTGTTCTTCAAGTTTCTGTTGTTCTTGGTCTGCTTTCAAAGAACGGTATTCAGTGATGTTAATGTCTTCGTATTTTTTAGATTGCTTTGCAAGTCTAGCCTTTACGATGGCATCTACTTCTTCCTGATTAAAAGTTCTTTCCGCCTGAGATGTAAGTTCAGCAGAAGTCTCAGTTTCTTCATGGCTTGCTGTGTTGCCTATTGTTTCGTCCGTCATAGTTACGTAACCTCCTTGGGAGTAAATTGTTTGTCCATACTCTTATTTATTAACATTCAAACACACTGTTATGGAAACAACGATTATTCGTCATTTCCTGTGTCTGTGCCTTCTGATGCGTCTATTTCATCCATAATAGTGTCTAGTACGTCACCAGACTTAACAACAATCATAGCGATTTGTTTGTCAAGTTCTTTATTCAATGTTTCACTTGGTAGACCCATTTCTCTAACAAGTTTGAAGTTTGCTAAATCGTTATTCTCATCACGCAAATCAAACTTCTTCTTGTACTGAACTGAGAAGGTCTCATCTGCACGAACATCAGTCCACATTTGAAATAGATCCCAAATCTTGTGTTCTAATCGTTCTAATGAATCAGCCTTGTCTCCAAGTCTTGTGTTTAACATTGAAAATTCAGTTTGAAGTGCAACACCTGACTTAGCAATGGTCTTTTGACCTACTACCGCTTCTAAGTGTGTCATCTTCATAATCATTGTTTGATGCTCTTTTAACATTTTAATAATAGCATCGATGTTTGCACTTGAAGGTTGAAGTAAAAATGGTTTCAACTCTCCTGGCAATGTTTCATCCATTGTAATGATTGCACCAGCACCTGCACTTGCGTCAGTTGATGCTGTCTTTACTAATGATGGATGAGAACTAATTCTAATAGCCGCTTCTGCTTCCGACAAAAGACAAAAAATGGCTTGCTGTACTTTAGCAACATCTGCCAAGTCACTGTGACCCGTGCCACGAACATTAGAAGGGTTTGCTTTTAGCATTGCAAAAGGTATTCTACCAATTGTGTTTGGTAGTTCTTCTAATAATACTAATTTACCTTTACCACTCTTTTGTAGTTCATAACGGCAGATTGTGTCTTCTTTCCATACACGAACAACTAATGTGTCTTCATCTTCATGTTCTTTTTGTTTCAAGTAATTAAGTACATAACGTCCATTAACACGTTTGTAACCCCAGTCCATAATATTCTCTGGTGTAATCATTTGAGCATATGGTCTAATACCTAAGTCAATCTCTTGCTCTAGTGTTAGTGCTACATCTGAAACAGGTTTGTCAACTGACACCCATACATGACCATAAATCATAGCAAGTGAATTTGCTTCTTTCATAAACTGGTCAATGTCTGTACCATCTAAGTCAATGTCCTCTAAGAACTCTTGTGTGTATGGTAGTTTGTTTAAGTTACCCAATGTTCTTACTGGCAATGTTCTAAACATAAATGCTTTGTAAGTGTCAACCACTAATTTACAACTGTTCTCTAATGCAGTGTAGTTTAATCGTTGTTCATATTGGTGGCCTGGTTGTTGGTCTTCGTTCATGTAACGTCTAAGCATTTCAAGACCGCTTTTACGGTAATCGAATCCACCATTGAAACTCGCCCAGAAATAACGCCATCGTGGGAGATGTGTCTCATAGACTGAATGAACATCTTGTATTGTCTCTTTAGTTAAGTAAGACATATGTTTTCTCCTTTAATACATCCCAAACGTTTTGATTGTCGGGGCTTCTACTTGTCTCGTTACCGGAAACAAGAACTCAACACCATAACCCAAAGCATCTGGAAAATGTGAATAATCTTCTTTTCCACCTTTTTCAGGTATTAGTGTATTCTCTTTGTAACTGAACCTAGTAAGACACTTAATAAGTTCCCTACATTTTGGTTCAATGAATAATCTGCTTTCACTATTACTATTTAACAATAATGAATTAACAGCATTTATTCTGTCTCTAACTGCTGGATGTCTTGGTTTTACTCTTACTGTCCATCCTGCATTTTGTAATATGCTTATGTCTGTTCTACCACCAGCACTTGTTTTTCTTTGATTTCCAGCCGGGTCTGGAAACACTGTTACTCTTTGATGTGGGTAACGATTTCTCACTTCTTGTACCATTTCATCTGTGTTACTTGAGTACAAACATATTTCATCAATCACATGTAGACCTGTTGCTGATGGCACTGCAATAAGAGTTGCCATTGGGCTTACGTTAAAGTCGGTCAATACATAAATTGATTTTAATTCTTCTTTGTTACCATCCCATTTCTTTACATTGTTTTCTGGTTTGAATGAATAGTAAACTAAATTCGTTGCTGTTTCAAAACTTGCTTCGTACTCTTGTCTAAACGTTCTTATGTCTAAATCTCTACGAGCCGCTTCTACTTCATCTTGTGGGACATTCTCGCCCTCTACAGTAGTAAACTGCCAAGAACCCCAACTCTCATCTATTGATGCCATCTCAAACAAATCTTTGAAATGATTACCAACACCTTTAGGAGTTCCTACAAATAGTGCAGAACCTGGTGGATTTTGTGCAGAAAGAGTTGGCCTAAGGACCTCGCTCCAGGCTTCCCCTTTAATGTCGGCTACTTCATCCATCACTAGGAAGTCTAATCCTGTTCCACGCAATGAATCATAATTGTCTGCACCTCTTAACATAATAACTGAACCATTAATTAATTCTATTTCTAATCTACTTTCGTTAATCTTACGAACCCAATTGAGTCCACTAAGTTTATTCTTTAGGTCGGCCCAGACAATGTTCCGGCACATTTGGTATGTCGGGGCAACGTACATTACTTTCTTGTTACTTGTACGAGCAAACTTGGCAAGTTCTCTAATAGCAAGAACTGATTTACCAAATCGTCTACCAGCACATAATACTCTGAAACGTTTGTCACTATTAGCAACAGTCTTTTGTGGTGTTGTTAGTGGCATTAAACGTTTACTTTTACCGTTTTACGACTTTTCTTCGCTTGACTGGCTTTTTTCTTTTGTATTCTGTTTTCTTTTTTGACTTCTTGTACATGTATTTTCATTCCTTTCTTAAATGATTTCGCATTAGGATGTGGTTGTTTACCACCGCCACCAGACGAATAACGGTAACCTGCTCTGTGTCCACCACAATCGCCTGTTAAACATTTACTTCCCTTAAATTTAGCCATCTTAGTTCCTTAATCTAAATCGTCTGTCCACGGTAACGCTTTTGTGTCATCATCGCCTAATGGTGAATCTGATTGTCCAAGAAGATTCTTGCCAAGCCACACCAACATGGTTGGGTTACCTTGTAGTGCTACTTCGAACTGTTTTCTTCTCAACTTGCGTTTCCCTTCTGCTTTCCCTTTTGACAATTCCGCAGAAAAACGTTTGCGTATTGTGTCAGGGTGTGCACCAACAATGAAGCCAATCTCTTGTGGCGTACAATGTATTAGTGCTAATTTCTCTACTAAGTCTTTGTCAATTTCTAACTTAGGTCTTCCTGTTTTCTTTTCTTCACTCATTGTTCTCTCCCATTTGCCCTTGGTTAGGTAAAGTATGATCCTATTAATGGACCAACTGTTGCAACAATAATGACTCCACCAAGCCACCATAGTCTGTTGTCGATTTTGTCAATCTTTTTGTGAATCAATTCAAAGTCTCTGTCTGTCTTCTGATTATGTTCACGTGTACTTTCTTTAATAGTATTAACGTCTTGTTTGATGAGGGCAACTTCCACCTCTATTGATTGTGCTTTTGGTGTAAAGTATGTTGTTTCTTTTTCTGCCCACTTCGCCATGATTAATTTTCCTTTTGTTATGATGAACTAATGTCTGAACCTAATGCTATTCTCTTCCATGATGACCCAGACCAGACCCCAATGCAAGGGTTGCCGCTGTCACCGTCACTGATGTATGCGGCATCTCCTGTTTCAACAATTTGTAGAACACCGCCTAAGTAATTTGCTGTTGCAGTGTCTAATACAGTGAAGTTAAATCCATTTGATGCTTTTAGTTTACCTGTTGATGTAACAACATCTGAATTAGCATTACCTAATGTAACGTTACCATCGAATGTTGCGTTACCTGTTACATCTAATGTTCCAGTTACTTCTACATCATCATCTAATATTAAGTTGCCACCATTACTACGTATTTTACCATCACTTCCAGAACCTATGACTAGTTCATTACCTTGTGCAGTAAATGTAACTTCTGGTCCAGTACTACCATTTGGTATTGTCTGAAACTCTACTTGTGCCCCACGTGCTGATGTACTTTGTTGTTCTGTTGTTACACCAAGAATACGTATGTTTGCTACAGGAGGGGCTTCACCAGAAGAATCATCTGCGGCTGTACCTGTCATAGCAAATACTCGTTTGCCTGTGCTTAGTGCCGCTGGTGAACTTGGTGTTCCACCAAATACTTCTGTTGCAAAGCCTGGGTTAGTAAATCCGCTCACTGGTTTGTTAGCACCACCTTCAAATTCTTTGAAAGAAGCCATAGCCCAACTAGTGTCACCAGCATCAATTTCTAAACCGTTTACATTGTAACCTGATGATGTTGTGTATGCACCTATTTCAGTTGTTTTGCCAGTTACACCAACTTTTAATTCTTCTGTAATTTCAACAGCATCATCAAAGATTAATGTGCCACTACTTGAGATTGTAGTGCCTTGAATAGTAACAGTTGCATTAGTGTGCGATGCATCTGTTGCCCCTGCTTTGTTTGTATTTTCTGTTGTAGAAATTTCAAGTTTACTTCCCATGCCTGAAGTACTGTGGTCTTCTGTTGCAATCGCTCTAATTTCTGCACTTGGTGTTAGCCATTCTGTTCCTGTTTTGTAACCACTGTATGGGTTAAACATTAGATGACCAAAGATGTCTGCTGAGTTTAAGTAATCGTCACTACTACCATCTAATCTACCAGCCTGCATGGCTAAGATTGCTCTTGGTGGTTCGTTTGGAATACCAAAACCTGTTAGTCCCCATGCATGTTCTCCACGAGAACGAATGGTCATCGCACCCCAACCTTCTTCCTGTCCTACACCAGCAATAGTTGTAGGCATTGCTGTTGATGGAAGACCTCCAGGACCATATGGGTCAAATGA